ATGAGACAAGAAACATTATTTGAATTGGAGATCAGCCTTAAAAGATCCTATTCCACAATGAAAACACAATTTTATCTGCACAACTATGTAAATAAGAAAAACGAACAGCAGATTTTCTTTAAGATCACAATTAATAAAGAGAAAGAAAGAATTCCTACTGGTTACTACACCAAAGCAAGTGATTGGAATACTGTTAAGGAAAGAACTAAATCTAATGCAGATCTAAATCTTGTTCTTAATAATATGTTCAGTAAGGCATCTGAAATTGAAATATTTTATCGCCTAAATCATAGGGAAATGAGTCTATCCTCATTTCTACGAGAATTCTTTTCTAAGGTGCCATCCTATGACTTTCTAGCATTTATGGAATCAACAATGAATGATAAGATTACAAATGCCAATACTCTAAAGAAACACAAATCTATTCTTAATAAGTTACGAGACTGGCGAAAAAAAATCCCCTTTACCGATATTGACTTAATATTCATTGATAAATATCGAAAATATTTGTTTGACCTTGGGAATAATAAAACAACTCGAAATTCAAATATTAAGATTATAAAATACTATTTAATAGATGCTCAGAAGAAGGGTGTAAAATTTAATATAAACCTTGATGATATTATTGTAGGTAGCACTAGCGGAAACCGAACAAGTTTATCTCCTGAAGATACCAGGAGATTAATTGAAATATACAAATTGAGGATCTTATCAAAAGAGCAGCAGCTATCTCTTGGCTATTTTTTAATTGCCTGTTGTGTATCACTCCGGATCTCTGATATAAAAGCATTAAAACGGTCGGACTTTATGGATCACAAGGTTTCTGTGTTGTCACAAAAAACACAAAAATATATATCTATACCACTTAATAATCGAGCAAAAGAAATTATAGCGCTGAATCCAGATCTATTTGTAAAGTTTAAAGCTGAACAAAAAATTAATTTGGATTTGAAAGATATAGCTAAAGTGTATAAAGTTAAAAAGAAAATGACTATGCATGTCGGCCGACATACTTTTGCAACCAATTATCTAAAGTCCGGAGGTACTATTCAGGATCTACAAATTATACTAGACCATAGTAGCATTGAAACTACTATGATCTATGTACATCTCGATAGAGAAGAGGCTCTTCAGACAATTCATCTGCTAGATGATTTTATATAATGGTTTCCGTATTTACGGAGATCTTATATTCAGTCTCGGAAATCATCTCTTTTGTCCATGAGGTAAACTGATGAATATTATTATGCCAATACACATAATCTTTTATACTAAACTGGCTGAAGGTTTCAATATCAACATTAAAACTAGCTTCATAAGCTGATCCATTGATCCGCTGCCGGAGCCATCTCAGCCAGTTAGTTCCAAATAATTCCGGAAAACTGCAGGATGATTTATAAGATGCATTATTCTGACCTGCTACCAGACCATTATAAAACACCAGGGCAAGTGTATTTGTTGAATCTTTTTTCACAGCTGCAGTTAGATATCCATTTTCTTTTGCCCTGGATACCGGCATAGGATATCCATTAATTTCAATAGTGGTAGTATCTGAATTTTCTTTACCGTTTAGAAGAGGCCCTTTACTATCATAGAACATCGAATTCATCTTCTCATCATTATCGAGATCCTGAAACTTCAATAAAAATGATCTTTTTTGCTGAAGTTTTCTCCTAGGTTTTACACTCTGATACATACTCCAGTCTTTTACATTTTCCGGATCTTTGTCAAGTCGGTTCATTGTAACGGTCTTACCTGATATCTCTATATCATAATTGAACCAGGAGCGGATAGTATTAACTAGATCACCAAATGTCATATCCGGAACAGCTCTGGATAAATCGATCTCATTCGGATTTCGTACTACATTTGATTCTTCCTTTACCCCTTCTACATCTTCCAAAGAATCTGATGCCAGTGTAAGATCAGAGATCTGATGTGTCCATGAGTCTTCATGATATTGAGTGTAGATACGGAATGTTAACTTTGTATCCGGTTTTGTAATATTAATTGTGATATCCAGCGGTATTTTTTCTAAAATACTACCTCTCGAATTATCATACTTCCTCCAGATAACCGATTGATTATCGATTACAAGAACATATTCTGCCCACATTTTGGATGCTTTCCAAAATTCGACTATACCACGCAAAGTATACTTTCCAGTTTTCTTGATTACAATTTCCTTTTCATAGAAAGCATAATCATCCGGACCGTTCTCCAGATCTAACCTATTAAATTCCATAGATGAGAATATGAAACCATATCTAGCCTGGCTAAGAGTATTAAAATACTGAGTTCCGGAGAATACCCATGCATCTTGCAACATTGGATCCGTTAGTATTTCGCCTTCCAACTTATATCCTTTATCAGCAAAACCAAAGGATAACAAATAGAGTAGGTGTGGACATGGGTGTATTATATTGACATTAAAAATATTCAAATCACTGTCTATATAATTTCTTCTCATTTCAGATCCATCCGGTTTTAGATCATTATAATATCCGTCAAAGGCATCCCAGATCTCCTGATCCGGAGAATACTTAGTTGTGTACATTCTAGGAAAGTTGAAGTTGGTGTCAGGATATCTAAGCCCACATATATCTTTAGCGAATGTATATATATCTGAAACCTGGAACTTTCCATAATTAAATTCTGAAAGCTTCTTATCAAAACTCGGTACATCTTCGAAACCGAAATCTACCTGGCCAGATAGTTCTGTGTCAAAAATATCCAGTAAATTTAATTTTGCTTCAGATATTTTCCCTTCAACTTCGGCATAACAATCTATTATATTCTCGATCCCTACGTTCTCAAGACTTATATAATCTCCGATAGAATGTATGAAATTTTCATCCATTGGTGTAGTGAAAGGAAATGTAAACTTTGTTGAAACTTTATCATTCATCCGGGAGTTGCTTTCCTGGATAGTTACTTTCTGTTTGGATAATTCTAATTTGAACTTTTCCGTAAATAGCGTTATTCCCATGTTATGAAACTTGAAATTCTAAGTCAAATTCTATTAAAGATCTTTTTGAATCTTCTTTAGTTAATTTTTGTGATATACATTTTGCACTATAGTATCTCCCTTCGATTTCTAATAGGCAATATAATGACGCAACCAACTCATCTATCAGGTCAGTCTCCGCTTTTAGAATAAAACCGGTATTAATGTTTATTTTCCGCACTCTGTCTGTACTGAATTTATCTAAATCACCTGTAAACACATTTTTTTGTATAATATGGCTGTATTCATTTAAAAGTGCATAATCTCCCGTAAAAGTTATACTTTCCATCGCTAAATTTTGGTTTTCCCACTGAACATTTACTCTGTTTTCGCTCAAAATAGGCATAGTGAAGTAGTTTAAGCTTTGTCCGCCTGCAGTAATCACTTTTGAGTCTCCAAAATTGATTTTTCCTTCAGAATCTTCCACTTTTACTCTAGCAATACTTCCCTGAGGTAAACTATTTTCAGGTAATGCATTATCTAATAGTTCTCCAGAGCTTACAAGACCGGAAATAAAGGAAAAAATAGTTTTGCTGTCCTCAATATGGCTTCGAACGGCATAATTTGTTAAAAACGGGAAACATTTTGGACGTTTTCCGGGATAAAACTTTATATTTTCGAAACTTTCTTTATGAAGAAGGTTATGATCTATATCCAGTTCTTCAATTGTGAATTTTGATACTGCAGGAAGGAATAGAACATGATTATCGAAATGATTGGGCATCCCTGGTTCCGATAATATCTCCTCACGGTTCTTTAAAAAATATCTATTGATCTTTTCTCCAATATTCACTGTACATTTATCCTTAAAGTAAGGTATGGTAAGAGGAACAGTCAAAACACTTTCTTTTTCCGGAGTTTTAACCAGAACTTCCATATTAATTCTTGCAAAAAAAGCATTTTCTGTGTATTTAAAAACACTTAATATTTTATCATCAAGGCAAAAATTATATTCATCTGTAAAATTGTGATTATAGAACACAACTACTTTCATTGTCACTGGTACAATGATTTCGTGTGATTCAAACAATATTTTGATGTCTCCGGAGTAATCTCCTGCAGCTAATGTCGCAGGAGCTACATTTCTAACATCAATAAATGCATTTCCTGTTCCTGATGTAGCACTTAATGTAAGCCAAGAGGGGGCAGTTACAGTGAAACTCTTGCTAAATGGGTTAATAATTCGCAATGTTTTCAATAACACCTCATTGGTGCTTTTCCGGATGAAAAATGACATATTCTGAGGAGTATGAGCAATTCCATTATTCAGGATTAGAACCTGAATTGAAAAGGCATAAAATCTGACACCATTTGTCCATAAAAATGCTGGTACATTCTTCTCTCCAGATGAAGGAAGAGCAGGGTTAGAAGATAAGTTAAGATTAAATTGAGTAGTAAAGCTCGCAGGTGTAGCGAACGTGCCTTCATTTTCAAATTCGAGAGCCTTATTATCTGTATTATTTATAATCTTAACTAGTGTTTCTCCGGATAAGGTCCCGTTATCTTTATTATAATATACTGTGTAAAATGGTTTTTCAGTTTTGATATCTGATTTATTTCCCTTTACCAGAAGATCCATTAAAACATTGGCATTATTTATATTTTGCCAGTTTCCGGAAGAATCTTTCCCAAATAGCTTAAATATTATAGCACCTTGATTTATTCGGATTTGATTTTCAAGATTAAGATATCTTACCTTAACTGTTAAAGATGTTACTCCGGCATTATTTATATATCCATCATTGGTCAAATTCGAATCAAATACTTCATAAAAGACTCCACCATTATTGAATATCGACTGTATAACCTGAATTCTGAAGTCAGAATATGTAGAAGTTAAGCCGGGAAAATAATTACTTGCAGCTTCTATTTTTATTATCTGTACTGGTGGATATGGAGTCAAATGTTCCCATTCCACAGATATATCTTTTGGGGTTACTCCCCAGTCTGTTGTTGCCATATTAGTGTTTATTTTTATTAACGAGATCTAAGTATTCATTTTGCATCTCATAGGATTCTTTGCCATTCTGAGCATTTTTTTCAATCTTCGCTGAGATTCCATACTTCTGTATTTTATCCATTGTATCCGTATACTTGTTTATTGCTTCTAATAATTTCAGATCCAGATCTTCTCTATTGGAAGAAGAGGAAGGTGGCATATTCGGATATAATCCCTGCTCATATCCTTTCACTCGTGCGATATCCTTCATAAACATGTTAGTTATTTCCGGATCTACACGCTGAAGATCTGTTCCGGATACAACCAGTTCCGGGAAGCTTTTTCCAGCTTCACCTACAAGCATTGTCGGCTCATCATAGATACCGGTTTCAGATCGTTTCCGTCGAGCTCTGAACATTTTATTGTCCTGTTGGCGGATGACAGGATAAAAACCATCTTCTGCTCCTGGCATAGTTGGCATTGGTTGACTCATAATAGTTGCCACCTGTACTGCTCCCATTGCACCTACTAATCCTGCTAATACAAAGTTTAAAGGTGTCCAAGGCTTATTAGATAATGCACCCGCAATACCAACAGCTGTACTGGTAATTGCATTGGCTATGTCCATCATCCTTTGGCGCTTCGCAGCCTCATATTCAATTTCAGCTTTCTTCTTATCTAATTCCTTCTCATTAGCTAAAGTCTCTCTTTTATATGTCTCCTGAGTGATTAACCCCGCTTTTAGCTGCTTCTCGAGACGAGTCTGTTTTTGTTTGCTGGCAAATTCATATTGCTGAAGCATTCTTTGCTCATTAGCCTGGACAAATGAAGAATACATCGCAAACATATTCTGAGCTACCTGAAGAGCTGCACCTACCTTTTGAATGTTTTCTGATAATTTATCAGTATTGGTGAACATTGCCTCCCATTGATCCGGGGTTAATCCAAGTATATCAGTTCTACCACCTAAACTATCAAGTTTACCACTTAAACTACCCTTACCTTTACCTTCCTCTCCATTTTTTAATCGGCTAATCTCCGCAGTTAATTCAGCAATTTTGGTCTGATATTCCTCAATCTTCTTGATCTGATCAGGAGTTAAATAAATAGGATTAATAGCTGCTATTATATTGAATTCAGCAACTGATTTTCTAAGAAATTCTAGCTGTTCTTCCAGTCTTTTTTTCTGATAAAATTTCTCAATAGCTGCACGCCCTTCTTCCCAGGATCTAATTTTATACAAGTTTTCATCAGTATATCCTTGACTCTTCAAGAATAGTTTTTGATCTTTCAGAGTTTCAAGTGAACTGATTCTCTGATTCTTCTCCCGATCTACTAGATCCAAACGAAGTTGCATCGCTTCTTCCTCCTTTTTATAAGTATCCATTAGATACTTTTCATTAAGCTTAAGTAACTTCAGATTAGCAATAGCTTTTTCTTGAGCCTGAAGGGCAGCAATTTTGGCATTTTCTTCTAAATACTGAAATTCAACTTCTTGAAGATCTGTTTTCATTTTCCCTTTCTCTTTTGCAATCATACTACGTACTTGCTCAAAATCTTTTTCAGAAATCTTCTGTTTTTCTCTGGCAGCAAATAATTTCTCCTGCTCAGCAACAATTAAATCCCGCTCCTTTTCATACCCATCTCTTTGTAGTTCTGCCATATTTTTCAAATGCTCTGCCTCACGTTCTTCCATTCTTTGATTAAAAGTTTCAGAGCTATCCAACACCTTCTGCCTTTCTCGTTCATATTTCTTTCGAGCACGTTCTGCTTCAATCTCTTCCTTGGACTTTTTCTCCTTTTTCTCTTTTTCTTCAGGAATTTTATAATTTGACTTTACAGGAGTTTCCGTGGTATCAGTGGTGTAATAAGAATCCAATTCCATCTGTAACTGCTGCCGTTTTTTTCCTTGGGTTCTTTGTACTTCTTTCTGAAGGAAATCAACTCTAGCCTGATCAGCTTTTGATAATTTTTGTAACAATGCAGTTTGATCAATAACAGATTGATACCTGGCAGTTTGTTTATTATGCTCAGCAAAGTCCTTTTTAGATATTTCTTCATTTTGAGATGTTGCAGACATAGCAGGACCATCATAAGCTCCATATCGTCCATTCTCTGCTTTTCTTAGATTATCTCTGTTTTTAGCTCTTTTGGCATTCCTTACATCCTGTTCATCCTCTACTTTGCCTTGATTTTGAACAATTTCAACCCTTTTCTTTTCAATATCATCATATATGGATTGACGTGCCGCTGCTCTAGCCTTAGCTCTTGCGACTAAATCAATTTTAAAGGCTAATAACTCATAAGCTTCAGCCATCTTATTAGTCCAGGTGTATTCTTTATTGGCTTTATCAGCTAATTCAGGGTATAGCTTTATAAGAGCCTCATAAGCCTTTTTCTTTTGTTCAGTGGTAGCTATATTAGATTTCATAGTCCTGATCAATAATTCAGTACTATCTTTAAATTGATCTGAAGCAATCCGTCCTTTCTCCATCGTTTCTTTCTGGATATTTCCGAAACGGTTCATTTCTTCAGCATTTCGCCTTGCGGCTTCCCTCGCTTCATCTTGTCGTTGCTTATAAAAATATAATGCAGTCCCCAGGGCGGTAACTAAGGTGATTATTGCTCCTATAGGGTTTGCCATTATGGCTGCACTGAATCCACGCATAGCAAAAGTTGCACCCGCTATATTACCCGTTAACAACGAGTAGCCAGCAGCTAAAAGCCATAATAATGCTCTTGTGGTTGTTGCAATAACATTCCCTAATGAGTTGACAACATTACGAGCCTTTTCTACAATTGTTAAGCCTAATACCTTATCCCTTACTGTTGTTAATAAAGTATTATATGTTCCCATCAATAGGTTATTGGTGAACATAGCAGCTGATACAATAGTGAGGATCTTTACAAAGAATAGTAAAGTATTCCGGAATGCTGTTACTTTTCCATCTGCATCTTCTACAGCACCTATCATTTTACCAACAGTACTAATGATCCAGTTCAATGCTTTTGCAACAGCATCACTGGTGAAGATGGCAATAAACTTCTTACGTACCTTATCGTATATAGCAGCAGAGTTATTGTTTACCTTATCAAACTCCTGTTGCAAAGAGGTAGCATCGGCAGCAGCCTGAGCAGATAGAGCCATAGTATTACGGAAACGTTCGGTATTCTCAGATGCTGCACCTACAATTGATTTAACATATTGATCTCCCAGTTTAAGGTAATCCAATACTCTGGCTACATCAGTTCCGTCCATTCCTTTCATTCCTTCAGAGAACTTCAAGAAGAACTCAGTAGGATTTGAGTTAATAAGATCTTTAACCTGTTTCTCAGATAACCTCATTATTTCAGCAAACTTCTTAGTCTCTTTTGCTGCAGTAGATATGAAGTTTGTATATGCAGTACCACCACGCTCAGCATCAATCCCGCTTTCTTCAAATGCAGCACCTAATGCCATAGCATCTGTTATGGATGGCTTAAGAGCTTCAGGGAGTGCACCTACTCGTTTCGCAAACTCGGCAATGTTCTCTTCCGATGCAGCACCGGCAGCGCCTAATTCATTGAGAGCTGATCCAATCTCATTTATAGATATCGCAATACCTTGCCCCTTGGTTTCTTTATATAGCCCCGCTATCTTACCTATACTCTCGGCAACCTTATCTACACCACCGCTAAAGCTATCACCTAATGCTACATAAGCTTTATCTACCTCACGTACGAACTCTAGTATCTCTTCTTTAGGAATACCCAAACGTCCGCCTATCTCTCCGATCTTTAATAGGTCTATCTTAGATGTCCGGGTATCGAAATCACCAAATGCCCTGGTTAGTTCCTGCACCTCTTTAGTTGTCATACCAGTAGTTTTCTCCACAGCTGACATGGCATCGGCCATCTTATTGTTTATATCAATGACTTGTTGCATTGATAGTGCAACACCAGTTAGAGCACCTGCAAACGCTACTGCTAAGCCGGAGTAGTGGTTGAACTTATCGGCAAGTGCACTTATTGATAAAGAACTATTCTTTGCCCCATTCTTCAACTCTCCAAGCCTATTGCTTAATTTCCCTAATTCTTCTTGAGAAGCTTTATATCCTGCAGAGTTAGGATCCATGTGCTTCATAGTGAAATTAAGATCATTCATTCTCTTACGCAGTTGATCTACCGTAAGACTCATGATATCCATTGATTTAATCTCTAAATCAATCTCTTCTCTATTTTTAGCAATTTGCTTATTCAGGGAGTTGATCTCGGATTTAATCTTTGCAATCTCCTCCGGATTCTTTTTGCGTTGGGAGCTTAGCTCCTTTTCTTTATTCTTAAGATCAGATATCCTATTAGCTAATTGATTATTAGCCCTCTCTAAGTCCAAAACCCTTTTTTGGGCTTCATCACCATTTACAACTATTTTGAGCTTCAGTATCTCATCACTGACAACCTTTGCCATTACTTTTTTGTGGCAAGTTGCATTCAGTTGCCTCGGTAAACAGCAAGAGCAAAATTTCGAGTAGCCAATACAATTGTAAAACAGCTGTAAATTGCCTATTTATGGGGTTTTTAACTGTTTTTTATGATTTGGGAAGCTCCTCGAATGAAAGCGGAAATTTCGTCAATTTTTGACGAAACGCCCTATTGGTGGGCGATCCAGCCATATTTCACGCATCGAGACCCCCTCGGCAACTGCAATAGTGATTCTCGGCGGCGTCGGGCGGAGTGTGACACACAAAAAAACTTTGAAAAAGTTTTTAGGGATTTCAAATTGATTTACAGTGTTTTAGTGTTTTGTGGTTTTATTTTTCACCTTAAAAAATGCAGGTTTATGTGTTGAAAATGAACTATTTAGAATCGTAATAAATAGCCTTTTACTCGTAAATAAATACCCTTTTACGGGTATTTTCCGATTAATTTTCGTATCTTTATAGTAGATAAATAATTAAAAATGAACACATTAACAACTAAAACAGAAGAAGTGAAGACAGTAGCAACTTCTGCAGGCGTGGCAACCGTTGCCAAAAATGGAAAAACTGAAAATGCTAAAAATGATGTATTGCAGGGTAAAAAAGAAGTTTTAGACAAAATTTTTACACCAACAACAGCAGACGACCGACTAAAGAACCTTAATCTTTTTCAAAAGTTAGCCGAAAAGCACACGTTTTTAAAGGATAAAGCGGACACTTTAAATGCCTATATGATAGGTAGAGACGGGATGAAAGAGAAATTATCTATTAAATCTGATTGCGGAATGGAGTTTCAAATTTCAAACTCAAATATTATTGAGGAAATATTGATTTTGTGCACCTCCAAGCTTGATAAAATGATGGAAGAAAGCAATACACAAATTTTAACATTCAACATTTAAAAATTAGCACTCCCATTGTGACGGGTGGGAGTGCTTTTAATTCACATCGTAAAAATTACTCTATGAACGCAACAGCAAATTTAAATAAATTATCCGATAAAGTTTACCACGAACTAAAATTACAGGGCTATTCTAAGCTTTTTAATTGGGAAGATTACCACTATTTCAAAAAACAAGCACAGGACGAATTTAACAAGGTAGAAGCTATTGTACAGCTGTTCATTTTTTACTCATGTGATATGTCAGATTTCGAAGATTACGATTTTTAAACAATTACTTTTTATGGAAATATCAGAAAAAAGAAAGGTTTTGATTAACCTTTCAGAACAGGCACGCACAATAAGAGAGGAACAAAGCCTTGATTGTACAATTAACAGCATCCTTATATCAGAATTTTATCAGAATGCCGAGAACACCACTTTTAAGACGTTTTGGGACTGGAAAAAAGAAGGATATAAAATCATTAAGGGCAGTAAAGCGTTTCTAATATGGGGAAAGAAGAGAGAAGCCCAGAAACATAATGAAAACGCAGAAGAGCCAGAAGAGTATAAATTTTTCCCGATATGCTTTCTTTTTTCCAATGCACAGGTTGAACCATCTAAAAACAAAAAAAATGCTGACACAGACCTACAAACCGCAGAAGTTTAACAAACTATTTTTAAATAAATTCGATTCTTACGGTTATGATTTCGCCCAATGTTTTGATGACTTTTTAACAATTACAATTTGTTGTTTTGCCAGAGGAACGGAAGAACCGCTATATCTGGAAACAATAAAAAAATATAAAAAATCAGATCTAAGCGATTTTGCGGAAATGCTCGGCCGTATGTGGGTAGAGTATTTATTGAATATTGAGAACAAAACATGGAGCGATCCACTTGGGGAACTTTACGAAGAGATTACAAGCAAACACAAAAGCCAAAGACTAGGACAGTTTTTCACTCCTATAGACATTTGCAATTTAATGGCAAGAATAACGATGAATAAGGACGAATTCGGAGAATTTATAAATGATCCCTGTAGCGGGTCGGGGCGTATGCTCTTAGCTTCAGAAAGCGTCTCAAAAGGCAATTATTGCATTGGGGCGGATATAGACCCCATTTGCGCAAAGATGTCCGCTTTAAACCTCGCTTTGCATGGTATAAAAGGGGAGATATGGCACGGAGATAGTTTAGCGAATAAGTATTATAAAGTTTATATCATAAACCACGATTATTGGAAAACAAAAGCACCGAGTATTTTTACAAAGTTTGTATAATAAAAAACAGCCGTAGCAATACGGCTATTTTTATGCTTGAAAAATTTTTCCGCTTCGCGGATCTGTATATTTAATTTAAAGTTTTGTTGCTTTCAGCTGTAGATGAACTAAATTAAATGTTCTTATAGTTGAGTATAGCTTCCATCTGTTCTTTATTTAATATTAGCTTTAAATTATTTTTCCTATCTCGAGAAAGTAGCTCACTTAAATAAAGCTCTCTTGGAATTTTATCTTTAATAATAGTTCTACCCTGAACTTTTAAAGGAAATTTATTTTTAGTGCTCATTTTTATTTACGTTTTAGAGTTGGAAGTAGTAAAATAGGCATAAGAATAGTAAATATTATTAGTAATAAAAGAGCACAAGGAGCTAGTATAGGACTTGCGATTATACTCATAATAACATCACTAAGATTTACTTCATATTTTTTTCGATAACGATAAACATTGTACAAAATTACTGCAATGTTAAAAATGATTACCAAAATAGTATAATAAAAATCTTCGGTTTTTTCAGGATTTAAGCTAAACATATATTGTTTTTATAAAGTTAATAAAATTTTAATCTAAAATATCCGGAGCACTCCATTCTTGCTTATCAACATCTCGGAGTTTTTCCAGCCATTCTTTACGACATAATAAATATTTTGCTGCATCGGACATGTTAGTAGAAAACATCGGACGTTTTGCCAGTGGAAGCTTCTCCGAAGACTTATCTTTATATATCTGCCGAATTCCTTGTTTATTCGATTTGATAATCTGCTTTGCTACTCCCATTGAAGATATCAGCTGTTTACATTGGTATTTATCAATATGAAGTCTAGGTAAACCAAAATAAGTTTGTTTTAACATAGCATTTACTAATTGAAATTCCGTTTGTTGTTCAATATTTCCCTGTCCTCTTGACTTTAATTCTACCTTCCATCCTGTAGGAATATTTTTATCATCCTTTTCAATAAAAGTCTTTATTTCATTTGCCCAGTCTCTTTTTACTTTCTGATACTGATTTCCAGATCTATCATAGTACATTTCTAAAACTTTCTTCTTATGAGGTTTGAAAAATTTTATAAAATCATCACATATTTCTCTGGATCCTCCCTTATCTGCAGTTATAAAAATATTCTTCAGAAGATGGTAATCTAAACGCCCTTTAGGCTGGCCAATTGCAAAAGATATCATATCGCCAAAGTCAATTCCAATTTCCAAAGGCTTATTTGGATCACAATATTTTAGAGCTGAAGAATCAACTTCTGCAGCATCTCCAAGGCTAAATCTATAATGCCAGTCTTTTACTATACCATCATCATAAATATGCTTCTCCGGATCCAGGGCAACATAAAATTTTTGCCCACTTTCTACAGTTGGCTTAAAAGACAATACCGATGTGTTAAAATCCTCTTCACCTAATGAAGCTAATGCTGTTTTAAAGAAATCTAAAGTGAGGAGATCCATATTCACAAAACTGGATGCTACATAAAAAAATGTAGAATTGAATCGGAGACGGGTATGCAGAATTGCAAGTCTTTGAATTTCCTTCTCCAGTTTTTTTATCAATGTATTATTCCTTTTTCTGGATGCATTGATTAGGTCTGCACGTTTTTCATTCAGTTCCAAAGATATCTGCAGCAGATACATCATCTGCTCTTTATTCATATCCTTTTCTCTATCCATGATCCATTCATGCTCTCCTGGCATTAAGAGATTTGGATGGTCAGTTGTAAATGTTACCCCCATATAGAATGGAGAATGCCCAAATAAGGTTGCATCTCCACGTAGAGCAGGAAATAATTTATCAATCCTTTTTTTCTCCAGGTACTTTGCTTCATCTCCAAACAAATGCTGATATGAGTTACCGGCTCCAGAACTCGGAGTATCCATTGAAATATAATTGAATAAATTACCTAGGTGTGTAGATATTGTATGTTTATAGGTAGTTGGCGCTTTATATGGTAATTTAAAGTGGGATGGAGGCGGTTCATCAATAACATAATGAGCGCCCTCTCTCCATCCTTTCCGATTCCAACCTTCAATAAATGCTGGTACTACGTTCTTTAGTAAATTGGAATATGTATCACCCACAAAGGCAAGATATGAAGTAGGCATGTCATAACATACATCCATACTTCGTTCAGCCTGAAAATCGGTTGTTTTTGTTGTTGCACGACCAAGGACTAAAAATGCATTTTTTGGACGCATTAGATCCAGTATCATTTTAAGCCACGTCGTATAACGTAGCTCTACATCATCAAAATCAGTCTTTACGTGGATCTTCTGCTTCATTCTGGAATATCTTAATTGGAGTTATCATTGCTTCCTGCTTAATCCTATCTATAGCTTTAGGAGTAAGCTTTTTAGTATTTTCTTCAATCCACTCGATAGCTTCGGCTCTGTCAACTTTACCCTGCTCAAACATATCGAGATCCATCGTATATACTTTGAAAGGACGCTGATAGAAACTATCCGGAAGCTTCTCCGGATCTTCCTGATCCAAGCCTCTTATCTTGGCTGCCTTTTCTTTTATACGAGCAGCTTTCTCCATATCTGATGAATTCTTTGCCAGAGCAACAGCCAAATCATAATTTTTATCCAGTTCGTCTGCATAAAGATTACGCCAGGCTTTTTTAGATATTGATTCCTGAGTATAGAAGTATTCAATACTTTCTGCATAGAGTTCTGCAGCTTTTATTCTATTACCTTTCAGCTCAGGCTCGAAAGTCATTAAATGCTTTATTATCGTTTCTTTGTTACCATAAATATCCGGACGGAGCTTCATGGATCTTACTTTATCCAATAAGTTGACATAACGAATAAAATCTTCCGGCATACCAGAAGATTTACCGTTATCCATCCACTCATAAAGGTCTTGGATATTATACTCAAGGAGTTTCTTCGCCATAAATTATTCTTTTCTTTTCCCTTTCTATAAATTGTCGTTCCCGGATCTTCTCCAGTTGTTGATGAGCTGTTATATTTCCGTCTGCAGCATTTTGCGCCAACTTCATACCGGCTGCAGCATCAACCTTTAACATTCCGCGCTGATAATGATAATGTATAAGGCTGCTTAAATCATAAAAGTCCTGAAGGAATTCACTCTTTGGAACATCTAAATACATAGCAATCTGATCAGCAGAATAACCAGCTCCAGCCAGGTCCTCTAATTGCTCCAGTTCTTCATCGGAAAGTCTACAACGTACAGCCATTTCTACTTTTTTTCTTCTATAGATTCTAAAGTTTCCCAGGGATTTTCACCAGTAACATCCTTATAGAGATCTCGTAGTTCCTGAACTACTTCAGGAAGTATACTTTTCAATTGTGTTACATGAAAATCTGCAGGCATAGGAATTTCTAATGCTCCAGTAAGATTATTAACTCTATCAGCGATATCGCCCAATGTTTCTTTTTGCTCTTCATTCATGATGTTAAATGTGTATTTTAGGTAGATAACGAATCCTTTCCATTTCTTCTCTGGCATCTACCAGTTCTGTAAAAGGTCTTCTGAAACCAAATGTTCCAATAGGATTTCTAAGATGTGTACATGTTATTTCATAGCGCCATACTTCTGATATGTTAAGAATAAAACCAAACAATGTTTTTTTCTTAATATACTTGCGCTGAATATAGAAACCTTCTTCTGTTTCTTCTATTCGCATTTCATTGGTTCTAATTTCTTTTATTTTCAAAAAACTCATAATTCAAAAATTGTTTTCCGAAAGTTGTAAACTTCCTCATGATTTGTAAATGTGTATTGCTCCAGCTGTGCATTTTCACTCCAGTTCCCAGAACCTTCCAGTACAAGATGAAACTCTCCAGCTTTGATTAGGCAAACTTTACTATGATTCCAGTAATATTTCACCGTAAAATTGGGGTTGTGCTTTGCAACACCTTCCAAAACATCAATTGTCAGCGGATTTCTCTTAATCATTGAATCTGAAATCAGTAATGTAACGCTGCCAACCTGTCCGGCTTGTTGCATCTGCTGAATAGATTCTATCACTCTTCTGGAGATAGAATAGGTACTGGCAAAAAGCTCTTCAATAAAATAATGTTTTGCTAGCCAGGGAATGAATGTGAAGGCATTAAAAGCCTTCTCTGTATGCAAGAAGAAAGTTTCTCCGTATTGTGGAATCCGGACAAGATCCTCTACATGTTTAATCTTCTCCATGTGATTATTGAGATAAGCAGAGAAGGATCCGTCTTGAGCTTTTTTCTTCTCTGCTTTACTAACAATATCAGTCAGGTTAAAAAATTTATTTTTTGGCCTGGAGTCTTGCATTAAGTTCTGCTTTTTCTTTTTCGAGAGCTTTTATTTCTTCAGATAATGAATTCTTTAAATCCTTATCTGTAGTCTTTCCTAATTTTGTTTTTTTCTTAGAAATATTAGAAGCAATATTTCCTATTTTTCGTGAAAGATCTGCTGAAGTAAGTGCATCCAGCTCACGCTGCTTTTTCAGATCTGCAAAAATTTCATGTTCTCCAAGGATCTCTTTGTTTTCAGCATAGTATTCCAACTCAGCATGAATTTCCCTATTTATTTCAAAGTCATCTAAAAGCCTGGCTGCAATTGCATAGATTTCTTCATTTGTTAATTTAGTATTCTCAGGCAACACAACTTCATTGAAAAGATCTGTATGAGCTTCTTTAAAGTTGTGAAAGGCAGTTATAGCATCTGCTGTCAATATTTTGAATTCATTAGGACAATCTTCTTCCCTTAGGAAAGGGTAGCGATCATATATTTTGAATCCGGTTTTTTCTGTTTCATTCATGTCCTGCAGGACATTAGTGAATAGATCTTTATTAGCGGCCATAAACAGAGCCTGATCAAATCCTCCGGCTACAATTACATTTGTTTCCTCAGGTATCTCAATTACATGCTTTCTGATATCGGCATCAGAGATTCCATATATTTTCTTCAGATCGTATTCCAAAGACTCCAAAGATTGTGGAGTATATCCCCTGGCATTATAATTCCTTTGAAGCATTGAAGATGCTTCAGGAGTTCTCATTAATAACCCCATTCCATCGTTAAAACGATCTACTGGCTTAGGGTATTCTTTTTTAAGAAAATCTAAAACTGCTATTTTCATTATTTAAAATTTTCTGGAAAGATACCCGATGGCAATTGCCAGAACAGCAAGGCGAAATAAAAAGCCTGTACTATATGTACAGGCTCATTGATAAATAATTAAGCGGGATCGAAGACGCTCTCATCATAAGCTGTAGTTATATGCTCATCTTCATCTACAAGGATCATTAATTCTCCTTTCTTCAGCCACAGTGCTCCGGCATCGACTTCTATCCCTTCATAAGAACTAATGTCTATTTTGTTTCGATAGTACATCTTGATTTAGTTTTACAATTGATTGAATTTTCGGCATCACAATTCCGGAAGATTTTCCGTAATGTGCTGTGAATTTGGGAACGCTTTTCGCGTTCGTCCTGATCTAGCTCTGAGTATACATTTGCAGTTTCAAAAATCCTGAAAAGGCTTTCTTCAATCTCAGAAGGAGGGTACATCATCATTAATGTCTCCATTTGAATACCAATAACACATTGATTCTGTTTCGTGTCCATAATTACATTTTTTAATGGTTAGAACCATAGAAATTACGTACAAGCTTAATGTATGCTAGTTGGAAATTGCGCTGTATAGCAGAATATTCTGTACCGTCCTGAGAAACAACGGATAATCTTATATCTCCTTTTTTAAGGACTTTATAGCGGTAATGCTTGAAATTATTTTTTTTGAAAAAACTGCAAGGGCTTTCCAGTTTAGTAGGTTTTGCATCGAATGCCTTTGCTATTCCTGAGATATTCACATATGAATAATCTCCTAAATTGATTGTTTGTCGCATAACAATATATTTAAAAGTTAGTATCAAAAATGAAGCTCCCGATAAGGGGCTGCGACAATATCATAAGAATGATACAGACCCGAAGGTCTCCCCAAATCGAGAGCAAATTATTTAGAATTAACTCTGTCGTATATGTTATAAGGATATTTCCTTATGATATTGTCGCTTCACAAAATTACATAAAAAAATAAATCCTCCAAATATTTGGAGGATTTATTTTATTCTTGTTTTTTCAGAGCATCGGATAATCGATGAAATTCATCTAATTTATCTTCGTCTATCCACATAGAACTCGTTATGTTAATTACTTTACTTGTTCCATCCATGTAGATTATGTTTGCGGATACAAGCTTTAATCTTTCTACAATATCCGTTAACCATATAGTATCCCATGACCATTTTCCTGTTTCTAAATATTCTACAGGTCCAATGCCCTTTCTTGATAAGTTATATGCACCAGCTCTGGAAACCTTATCACCTACAGCATTTATGCCATAAAAATTAAAGGTTATGTATTTGATTGTTTTTTTGGAGAAGTTAATTATTTCAAAATCAGCACCAGTCATTGAATAATTTTCTGTAGGCCTTGCATTGACTATTGCAATTGAATATTTTTTAAATCCTTTTATATAATCAAAAAGATTATCTCTATCAGATTCCATTATTAAGGTTGAATTGTAAGATGCAAAATTTAAATTCTTCTGAAACTGATCTTGTTGAAGATTTTGAATTGCTGAACTTAACCCAGAAAGATCATTCGAAATTATTCCATTAATAGAAAATCTTGTATTATCTGATTTCCCCACTGGTATATATACAAGATTTTTCCCGAAAAAGCCTCGAATAAAATATTTATCATTACATGGGACTACATCATAAAAAAAAAGTGTACTTCTTTCACTATTTTGAGGTATAAATTTAGCTTTATCACCTATACAATTTTTAGAATCATAACTCTCATAAAATAAAGCATCTTGCTTTACTAATGTAAATAATGTTATTGAGTCACTTTCCAATTCTTTTTTGAAATCCTGAGAATAGTTAAGAACGCACAATAATATTGTGCTAAAAAGTAGTATTTTCTTCATACACATAAATTTTATTTAAATGTATGAAAATTACTATTAATCCTTATAAAGCCTTTCTAAACTATTATAATACCGGAATAAATTAAAAATATCTAAAGCAGAAAAATATATAGATGTTGATAATGAGAACAATTTTTCAACTGCTTTATTGCAATATTCAATAGGAATTCCTGCTTTTAAACATTCTATAAATACAGACTGTTTATAAGTGGGAATGTTTGATAAAGAATCCTTTACCTTATTAAAATTTTCAGGAGTAGTTAACATCATTACTGATGCTTCAAATTCCTCATATCTCCTTAGCTTATCCAATTCTTCTATTGAAATAGATAATTGCCGAGCTAAACTTTCTTTCAATTCTTTAATACTACTCATCATTCAATGCTTTATAAAAATTATCTTGAGCTTTCTGCAGCGCGGGAAATATCTTATTGAAAACTTTCTCCGTTACTGGTGTTTCATTATTGGTAACATATCTTCGGAAGTTTCTTGGATCCATTTCTATTTCACGGGCAATAACAGATTTGTCTAGGAAAGGACATTTTTCGAATAATGAAACTAATTTTGCTTTATAATCCATACGTAAATATACAAAATAAATACACGGATTAGGGTATTTATTTTATAAAAGTCCTTCATTTTTCGCCAGCTGTCTGAAGCTGTTTTTTACTTCATCTGTAAAACCAAAGGATAACGTCCGGATAATTATTTTTTTGTGCCTGAAAATAGGTTTATTGTGGATCGGAAAGTTTTTCTTTTTCTTTTTCCCTGGAGGAATTTTTTTATTCCCTCTAGTATATCCTTTACTTCTTCTGGTCTTCATATCTACAAAACGAGTTGCAGCAACTGTATCGTAAGTAAGAGTATTGCCATTAATAGTCATTTTATTCCGCGACCACTTAGAAGAAGTAAAGCCTTTCATCTGCTTTTTAGAATCCTTCAGGATCTCATCACCCTGTTCATTTAAAACATGGGTAATAAATCTTCCTTCTATTATCCCGGTTTCACGATCACGTCTGTCTAAAAGCGGCATATCTAAGCAATTTCAAAGTCTATTGAATAACCATTACATTCAGCTTTATGCCTAACCGGATCTATATTGATTGAATTTACATCAATGTTATATAGATATGGAAGACATTCTTCAGAAGCTTTCCGGAGTATTATCCCCTTAATCTTTTCTATAGCCTGATATGTTTTTTCAAAAACCTCCCAGAACTGATCTGGAGTAAGCTCTGAATAACTTGTTTTCTCCAGTATTAAAAACTGACATGCAGTATTCTGTTTTACATTGTCTGCAGAAGTTCCTTCACTTCCATAGCTGGGTAATACCCCGACCAGAAATATATTATCATCTTTGCTTTTACTCTCAAGAGTATTTCCTAAGTGAGTATCATCGATAACTCCCCAGGCTGAATTGATCTCCGGAACTTCAGCTTTCATTTCAGCTAAAAGCTCTCTTAACTCGTTTGGACTCATGCTTTATTTTTATTAGCGTTTTCGCGATCAATCTCATCAATCCCTTTTTTCTTCAGGTCATACAGCCTGAGCAGAACTGGCCACATTAATGTTTTACGGACAGCTTCATAAGAACCAAATACTCCAGACTCTGCCAGATCCTGAGCAGTGGATATCCACCCCAATCCTGGAAGACTACTTTTAAGTTTGTCCTTTGAAATATCTTTGTATATAATACTCAGGTCAATTTCTTCACCATAGATTACAACGCTCCCGCTTTTTAAGTACTTATTCATTGCAGAAAACATCAGATAAAATCCATATAAATGGCGGACATCCAATGTCCGAAATATACCTTTTGCCCGTTTTCTGGAAACTTCCTTATCATATTCTTCACCTTTTGGAAGGTAGAATATAGCAAACAGATTTCGCAGATCCTTTAGATCTCCAGAAGTTGTATAGCTGATAAAATATTCCATTCCGTCAAAGTATTGCCCAGCTGTAACATTTTCAAAGGCATCATCAGGACCGTAAAACTTTCCGAACAACTTTATCTCCGGAGCATGATTTTTAATGAAGTTTTGCTTTATAGAAGTCACTTCTTCACCCTTATCATTTATCGTTTGCTCAAAGAACCTGTCTATATATTCGGATAGCTGATAAACATTAGCCCATTTCCTTTCATCAGCTTCCGGCATAAAGCCTGGCGTTTTATACTCTTTACGATCCCACTTCATTCCAAGCAGAGCATAAACTGCCAGAACCCTGAAGCTTTCATACGTTACAATTCCAGTACTAAGCCATAGCAGTAACTTACTCATGTCTAAGAATTGTTTTTCATCACATTCTGCAAGCTCCTCAGGGAGATATAGGAATTTATTTTTATCAGGTATTTCTATTGATATCATACGTCTACAAATCCATCGTTTTTATTAAATCCAAAATCAGAAAACATGCTTTCGGCAGGATCTACCGGAGTTTGTTTTTTCTTAGAAATCTCTTTTTCCAGAGCTTTCAGATCTCTGTCCAAGTCATTGTTAAAACTAATAGCCAATCCTTGACGCTGTACACCATCTGCAGACTTTTTAGAATAGCCTTTACTTCCTTCGCTTTCATTCTGCAGAACTCCTTTTGGAAAAAGCTGTAGATTGAGTTTATTGATACCCCATGACATAGCATAATTTACAATACACTTTTGCACCAGGAATGCCAGATCTGATTTTGGATCCGTTTTTATTTCTTCAAGAATATCTTTCCCGGCTCTTGGTAAGATCTCCAATTTTTCTGCCTCTCTGAGTGCAGGAATTAATTTTAAATAGAGTAGATGTGAGCCTTCGATATTGAAGTGAGCTTCGAAAAGATTTAATGAATTAACAATTAAATCTTTGTAATCATACTTCAGAAGGTTGATTTCCTTATTATCCTTGATCATAAATTTCAGGAGTCTGTCCAGGATTCGATAATAAGTTTGCTCCAGAGAATTATCATGCTTTTCTATTTGCCATTGGAAAGCTGAAACATTATTATCATCCCGGCGCATAGTCCGTCCATTATTTCCAATAGTCAGATCACCTGCAGGTAAATAGATAATTAAAGCCTTCATTAAAATTGCAGTTTTGACAAGCTGTTTAAAAGGATCTTCAGGTACTGCACTTACAGCTGCAGTATAATTATCATCACCTATAAGTTCTATCATTTCTTCTGAAGATAATTCTATACCAGGTTTTAGCCGCTTAAAGCTGACATCAGAATCAACAATTCCCACAGCATCTTTAAACTCTTCAGAGAAATTTTCTTTAGTTACAATTAGCTCCATATCCAGTGGTATAGTTTTCCGGCCAATCTATACACTCCATAAGCATATATAGCCAGGTTTATCATTACAAAAACAAATGCAAAAATGTTACAGCCTTTAGGCGCTTTATTATCTTCCATTGCGTGGTACAGTTAAGTTTCTATCTTCTTTATTCATATCTTCCTGACGCTTTGCCGGATTGCGGTAGAAGCCCATTTTCACTTTCTTTTTATGAGGAAAGTTTATTTTTATAGCAGCATTCATTGCTTCCATAATGATCATCTCCGGAATATCTACTCCGATCTGTTGGAAATTATTAAGAGCATAATACTGTTCAGCTCCGGATCCGGAACGTCCCTCTTCAGTTACGTTCCCAATTGCTGAGTGAACACCTACACCTACAGCTGCAGACTTATTAGCAAAATTTCCGATATCAATCTGACTTTGTACAGTATCTCTCATCTTTTGCTCAATTGGGGTAATAGTCCATCCCATTTTTTCCAATCCTCCACCAACTTCAGCCAGAACTTCTTCAGAATGCCAAAACTTTCCGGCATTTTCTAATCCGGAAAGAACTGTTTTAATTTCACGGAGCAATTCCCGCTTATATCTTTTAAGCATTGATTCCTTATAATCAATATCTTTTTCTTCACATTCTTTTTTCAGATCATCTCTTTTTTGGTCCCAGAAAGCTTTTGGTGAAGTAATGTGGTATTTTATATTGACAGAATTTTTTGTCAAGGCCTCAATGAATTTCTGAACATTCGTAGACTGTACAATCCACGGAAGCGCCCCTAAAATTTGTGGAATTGCAAAAAAATCTGAACAGAATGTATACAGGTGAGAATACATAATGCTTTGACCACTTTTAAAAGCATTGAACTTATCAAATAATGGATACACATCATAATTCAACGGATCATTATCCCTGTGAAGTATGATATGAGTAGGAATATATTGCTTACCTACAACCATTGGCTTGTAAGGAACAACATGTTCCAAGTAGGCAATCTCATTTTTAGATCCTATTCGCCAACCTTTTTTATTGATAAACTTTGTGTAAAATGATTCAATGTGTGTGAAATCTACGGTACATTTCAGTATATAATCTTCCCAGTCCCATGTATCTAACCAGGTTTCAATTTCGGAATCTTCAATATAATTCCGGGTTAATTCTCCATTGACAATACTTTCAGTATACAATTTTGGACCTTGTCCCCAGAATAAGCCTGATTTTTTACCGAGAATACCTGGAGCAATGGAATTCGCATATACAATATTCCGGATCATCAATGGCAGCATATTATTTTCTCCATAGGGAAAAACATTCCAGTCTCCATATCTGGAGACTACTGGTTTCCTAGAAAAAATATCAACCGGACTCCAGGCAGCTTCAGGATTTTTTTGTCGAGGATCTATAACCTCGAATGAGAATGCAAGATTCTCATCTCCAACAATAGCATCACTTCCTAATTCTATCATGGGTAATCTTTAAATCGTTAACAGTCATTAATAATGGCAGCCAAAATTGTTTATTAGGTTCTTTATTGTCAAGATCTGAATAAGCAATTAAGTTTTTGGCATGCTTACTTTTTTTGGAAGGCAGCCCTGCAGTGAGTCCACAGTTTTTTACAGTGACTAATCCTCCGGAGGTCCGTCTGGTTCTGTCACAGCTTATGAATGAAATACTGAAGGGAAAATTCTGTTTAGATAATTTCCGCATCAGCTCCAATGCATCATAAATATTTATTTCCTTCATATGGCAAACTTACCCTGTGCAACGACTGAAAACAGCAAGGCGAAATAAAAAGCGCTACCGAACCGGCAGCGCTTCCAAATCTAAAAAAAACATGAATTATAAAGTTATTTTCTTGATAGCTCGACAAGATATGTCTTATCAGCTACAACAACTCTGAAATGAATGGTAGCCCCTTCAAGAGCTGCCCAATCAGTCCCATTTTTCAGAAGTACACCAACAGCACCTGTCGTTCCATTCTTCAGCAATAGTGGAGTAGAACCGCCACCACCTATCAACGTAACCATTGTTCCATTCTCATAGTCTGAAGAGGTAAAACTAATGTTTCCTGCTGCAGTAGAAACAGGCAATTGATATTGTAGCCCTTTGGATTTATCCAAAGCAAATGCAGGACCAGCTGGCGTGAAAGGTAAAGCAAAAGAAATATCTCCTTCGTAGAACATTACTCTGTCATCATTAAGCTGCTCCTGTTCGAAAGTTAATGTATTAACATTACCGTCTTTATCATCTTTCCCTGCAGGAGATAATTTCATTGAGTGACATTGAGAACCCATTACTTTCCATTCGTCAGTTCCACAACCTCCATAGAAAATGATGAAGCCTTCATTGGCATATTTCTTTAGAAAAGCCATGATCTCCCTACTTGTTCCCGGATGTTCTCCAACAAATTTATTTTTGGATCCCATACCATCAGGATTACCTCCTGCTTCATAGGTTGCAGCTTGTGTAGAAGAAGTCATATATAACTGGCCAAATGTAGCACCAGGAACAAATACGAAATTTCCTTCATAGGCTACACCATCTGCAGAAATTTCAGGCCATTGTAAAATATCTTTTGTTTGAGCAAGTATTACATTTCCACGTTTTGGAGTTGGTAATCCTGCATTACTTGAACTTTTTTGTACGTTAAATTTCATAGTATGAATTATTAAAAAGCCCGCCGAAACGGGCTATATGTTATACAATTATCCTCTTGCTAATTCGATCCATTGACCTTCGATAAAGATCAGATCCATATATTTAGCATTCGTATCCAGTACGTATTGAGAATTTACTTTGATTTTTCCAGTGACAGTATCAATAGTTAATGCATGAGCTGCATCTTTTCCACCATGAATTCTCACAGTATTACCCTCAGTGCCTCCTTTGATTTCTGCCAAAGTAGCAGCTGTTCCTGTAAATACGAATTCAGTTCCTTTTTCGTAATCCAGTACAGTATCGTCGAATTCAACAGCAGAAGATTCAACCTCCGGAGCAGACGTTCTGGATACCTCAGTATATGTACCATCGGCATTTTTAATCAAAGTCAGAATTCCTCCTAACTTCAAATCAAAATCTGCAGTCAGCTTTAGATTTGAATTCTTTTTTACTTTTACAGAAGTAGCTAAGGAAACATCTCCTTTAATGAATAAAGCTTTTCCTACATCACCGGTAATTTTGGTGATATCAGTAGTGAATTCTTCAGCAAGTTTCACACGGTTGTGTCTTACTTCCACAATTCCAGTTCCTTTATCATATACACTTACATAGAAATCTTTTTTAAACAATGGAGTATTGTTTGACCAAACAATCTGCTTCAGATATCTTTGTGGATCATCTGGCTGAGTTTCTAAACCAATATGATTAAGACCAATACCTTGTCTGTAATCTGCAAATGCATATAGGTTTCTTAAGAACTTCTCGAAGGTTAACATTGACTTTTCTTCCTGCTTGAATTCAAGAGGCTTAACATTATCCAAAGTAGTAATAAACATTACATCAGTACCTTCGAACTGTTGAACAGTTACAAACTGAATATTAGGATAATCTCTTGGTGTTTTTGGATATCCATCATAATTGTTATTCTGTCCACGGATAATTTCATCACGCTTTTTATAGGCTCTTGCCCAGTAAGGAGATAAAACAAATTGAAGTGGTTTATTTCTAATATCTGGATCTAACAATTGAATCATTCCATCAATATAATCGCAGATATTAGCTTCAGTAGGCAGACCAATATTCCAGGTTCTGTATTTTTTATCCCTATTGTCAAATAGAATTTTCAGAACACCGTCATTTCTTAACAAGTAAGAAACCGGATGTTTATATCCTTCAGGAGTTTCTACGTAAACACCTCTGATTAAAACATCAGCGTCTTCAGATCTGGCTTGCATTAAATAGAATGTAATCAAGTACTGAATAAAGGTCATTTTATACGCTTGAGTTCCCTCGCGGTTGAATGAATTTATCCAGTTAGTTTCGATCATAACTAATTTATTATGATCAAACTGTAGATCTATTTGAGCAGGGCGTACACGCATTTCTTCTGGAGTAATATGTGCAGATCCTTTTGGTAACCATGAATCTTTTCTTGGTTGTGTAACTTCAGTTACTGTAATACTTGCAGTTGTCATTCTGTCTATAACACCATAAACAGTATGTGATTTCCACAGTTCAGGAAGATTGAAATATTTACTGAAAATATCATCAATAGTTGTTGGATTTTGGCGGAAGAAATCTTCCAAATCTCCATTTAATCTATCAACAACTATACTTTGTGTAAAGTCAGTTGCTGAAGCTTTAAGGCCACCAACAGCTCTTGTATTCCAAGGTCTGTCCATCGCCCATAAAGTACCATCATAGCCCATTAGCTGATTACCAACAGCACGAACAGCTGTAATTACCTGATCTGCCTGTCCTCTGAATTGAGCAAGATTAGATACAGCTTGACCTGGAGTCGGAGTAGTTACTGGAGTAGTATCTGGTTGATCAGATAAGGTAGCTACTTGAGTTCTCAGCGTAGCATTCTCTTGATTGGTAGTAGCCAAGTTAGTTTGCAATTCTGCTACTGTTTGGGCATTAGCTGCAATCTGAGTATTTGCCTGGGCTAAACTTTGTTGAGCTGCCTGAAGCTGAGTTCTTGCATCTGCAACTCCTGCAAGCTCACTAGTAACCTGTTCGATTAAAGTCGCCATTTCTTCTGCACCAACTAAATTTTCCAAAGAAGTTTTTTGTTCTTCAGATAAATCCGGCTTTCCGTCCTTTGTGTTTAAATCTTTTTCGCCTAAAAGATTTTTCAACATTGTTGTAAACTTATTCATTGTAAAAAATTATTTTTTAATATTCTTGAGTTCGGCTTTTGCTATAACCAAATTATAAGCATCACTTAAGGTTCCAATAGAATCTGCCAAGCCTACTTTAATAGCTTCATCAGCATAATAGGTATTACCACATATTGCTTCTTCCTTTACTTTTGGTCTGGATTTTTTTACCATGTCCTGAAAATGGACAGCTAATGGAACTAGCTTTGCTTCAAGTCTTGAGTAGTCCCCGTTTAAAGCATCGATAAATACCTGGTTTTTATCTTTGGATTGTGGAGGTCTTACTATGATAACCTCCTGTTCTGGTTTTAAGAAAACAACCTGAACACCAATGCTTCCAACTTCTGCTGTTACTGTATTACTCATCATAATATGTGATGACAAAACTGAAGCAATAAAATAATGTAATGAGCAAGCCTGATCTACTAAAGCAACAACCGGTTTTTTGATAAGTGGTTTGATTTCTTCAAACACAGGAAGAGCATCTGCATTCCCTCCAGGACCATCAAGCTTTAGAATGACACCCTTGATATCAGCATCCTGTTCTGCTTTTAACATTTCTGAAACGTAGTATTCGGAGCCATAGGAACACACAGTATCATACTTTGTCATTTCTCCAATCATAGAGATAACGGCAACTTTATCTTTTACTATTGCATTTCCTGCATTATCATAGGATGTTTTTCCCATGATTTTAAAAGCATCAGGTTTTGGTTGCTCTTTGAAATTGCCATCCAAAACTGCACTGGCTATTCTTTGATATTGTCCAGGATCCTGTACATTCAAAAGCCATGTGCCCCTTAATATTTCTGATAATAGATGTTTCATATTGCGAAAATGGCAGGATATGCCAGGGAAAACAGCAAGGCGAAAAAAAGAAAAAGTGTAAAAAATAATAGGTCACCGACACTAATGTCGGAGACATCAGGAAAAGATAAAATAAAAAACCGGACAGTGTACGTTTGCCCGGTTCATTATGATCCAATTAATATTAATGCTAATAGGGTTTTCCAGCTCCCTATTATTTCTATGACAAATATAGAATGTATATTTTTTAATGTTTTACGGATTCCCGTAAGGTGATTAAAAACTTTTTTATAAGTAAAAAAAAGCCCCGATTAAAAATCAGGGCCCACCAAATCACATTCACTTAAAGTGAATCTTTCTTCCTTGGCAAAATTAAAAAGTAAATAATTTTCATGATTACGGATTCCCGTATTTTTTATAATAAATATAGCTTCACCTTTACATCAAAATTAATTGTATGACGAAATCACAGGAGGTTCAATTATTTGAAGATGAACCTAAGAAAGTAATTCAAGAGGTTACATTGGATACGGAGGATAGTTGGATGTCTATCCAACATAATGAAAAGGAAATATGCCTGAGTAAGGAGAACTGGTTAAAGCTCGTAGATCTTGCACAACAGGTTATCCAAGCAACTGAAAAAGAAAATTAAAAAGAAAGCCCCGATTTTGATTCGGGGCTTTCAAGTGGATTTAAGGTAAACAAATTACCTGTACCAATATACAAAATATTGAAGACTTTACTTCATGTCGTCATACTTTTTTAAAATTTTAGCAATACCTTTTAAAAGCTCTTCTTTCTTCGCCTGGTATTGTTGCATATCCAGGACTGAAGTAATGAAACATATTTCCCATAATACAGAGCAACCAGCTCCAAGATTAAGTATTCCTAATCTGGAGTGCTGAGAATTACCTTCAGATTTCACCCCTCTGTTTTTAATACCCAGAGTTTTTGATGTAAAATCACAAACTTCAGATGCCATTCTGAAACTCATAGAATTTTTATCTGAAAAATCATGAGTATTCACATAGCATTCTGTACCGCCTACAGTTGGAGAACCGGCATTGAAATGAATATCAAATACTACAGATCCGGAGCCAGGTTTAATCCTTCTCTGATACTGTGAATTGGTTTCCCAATCCCTATCCATGATCAGATCTTCAGCATTAGAATTTACAGCGATTATATTTCTCGCTTCTTTTGTTAGTTCATTTTCCTTATAACCATTAGATACAGCTCCCGAATCAGCATTATGATGTCCAGCTGAAGGGAAAATTTTTAAAGGTGAATAGATACTCATTATTTGTTTGTTAGTCGATTAAATATATTTTTAACAAAATCGGTTTTACCCAAGTAAACCAGCAAGCCTATAATACAAATGGCTGCTATACCCCATATAACAAATGTTATATATACTCCAGTCTGAAGTCCTATTTTTTTTGATTCAGTTTCCTTTTGCTTTTTATAGTCTGAGAATTCTTTTTGAAGATGTTCAAAGTTATTTTGAATTAGAGATATGCTATCCTGCATTTTGCTTAGCCTGGTATCTGAAGTGTTTTCAGATCCGAATTTTATAATTTCATCTCCCCGTAAATCATATTCAGCTTCATTCCCTGCAGCATCTTTTACTTTTACCTTCCTGGGTTCTTTTGGAGTGACAGAATTCTGATTTGAATTACCAGGAATAATTAGAAATTTCATTTTCCCTGAGGTACTCTCTGAAAAATCTGTAACAGTCCTTTTAATTTTAGTGTCAGCAGTTCCAATCTTAGTTAGCTCTTCAGATCCGGAATTCTTTTCTTCATTCAATTTACTTTTCTTATTCCATGCAGCACAGCTAAAAACTGTTACACTAAGCAGCATTAATATTATTGTCCTCATTTTCTTCAATATCAAATTGTTTATAAAACTTTTTATTTATTATTTTCAATAAAACCTTTGCTACACTAAATCCAAGTGTATCCAAATTCTCAAGAACAGAAACAAGCAATTGCCAGATAATAGCTATTAAAGCAGCCCAGTACATCCAACTGAATGGATCTAACTCGAATCCAGATATTTCAGGAAACGTTATATTTTGATTCATAAGGTTAAGGATATGCAATAGTGTAGCATAAGTAGCCATCTTTAAAAGCATTCTTCCTAACTTTTTAGATTCATGAAGTTCTCCTCTCCGGAAAGAAGCTTTAATTCCGGTCCAATATTCTACAACACCTAACAAGCAGAAAGCATAAAAGAATATATGATTGAATCCTAATAGTATAGGAATAGTCGATAAAATAAAACTAAATATCAAGTCCCATTTTATAACAACGGCTGACCACATAAAACCAAAAGAAGATTTCATATAGTCCTGGATATTTAGGAAGCCGAATCCGTTAAGTATATAATTAATTGTTTTCATTTTAATTTAATTAGACCATCCGCAAATGGATGGGAATTGTCCTTCTATTCTTCAGTTCCAAAGTCGATTTTCATGTGTTCAGGTATTACCATCTTTGGTCTTTCCACGACTTCTTTGCCTGATTGTGCGATATATTCCTCTTTAGTCAGCATATCCACTTTCTGATTAGTAGCCAGTACACCTACCGAGTTTAATTGATAAAACATTTTTTTACCGTCCTGATCGGTTACTTTGAAAAATTCACCGTCTGTCAGTCTGTATTCTTTGATTTCTATTTCATTTTCCATTGTCTACAATATTAAATTTCACCACCGTCTATAATTGTCCATCCTTTGTTTATTAGGCTAGCTCTAGCAGTTTTGCCTGCTCCTGAAGTATATTTAACGCCCCATGCATCCAGATTTTTCACTGATGTTCTTGCATCAAACTTCGTATCGAGCATTACTAAGAATTTACCGTAATTCTCCGGAGACAACCCACAACCGTTCAGGAACTGTGAGAAATCAGATTCAATATGAAAGTTTGCACCTGATATATCCTGATCGAATGAAATTGCATTTTGCAGCATTCTTGATGTTTGGTAATTGTTTCTCATGTCCCAACCAGTCCAAGGCTGATTGAATGATAAAGCATTTTCAAACATGGCAGCAGTGTTTGTTGTCTTAGGTGTCACAATATAATCCACTCTACCATTGAAAGCTGTACAGTTAGCAAGCATAAAAGCCCCGCTAACCATATTCTTAATCCCTATATTATGGATATTTTGGTTCAATAAAGGATTATACCCAAAGAACCCTGAAAAGTCATCTAAAGAACTTAAATCAAGGCCGTTTATCGGTCTATTGGGTAAATTCACACCGTTAAACATATTAGTATTTGCCCATGATAGATTGTTTATTCGGCTTGTCAAATCCATTATAGGCGAATTTTCATTTTTCGGGTAACCTTGCAGATTCCATTCTTTCATTATCCATCCGTTTACATATCTAGGAAAATGAACCATCGCAAACGCACCTGTTACTTTAACATTCAGCGAAAGTGGCTCTACCGGGTTCATTACTTTTTCAGTCACCTGAGTTACTCCATCGTCTAAGATTATAAAACCACCTTCGATTTTTACAGTTCCTTCACCTCTACAAGTTAAAGGCAGGAATTTTGATCTGTCGCCCTGTCCAAGAAATCTAACGCTCATAAAACCGACTTTGGGCAAAATTCCGGTGGCGTTGCTATATGTTTTTAATACTAAAGTGTCCATATTTTAAAAATGTTTTAAGGATTTAACCAAATACTATCTAAATGTTTTAATCTTGCATCCCAGAAATTATATATACCATCCATATTTGTGATAAGCCCCTGATAATTCTCAGTGCCCCAAACAGCATAATTATTCTTTATCACTTCCATAGGAATAAACTTCGCGATGCCTCCGTACAGATTAACCATATTTTGATTCGTAAGTATTCCATTCTTTCTAAGTTCAGTATATCTCGCTTTAATCTCCGGTAGAAAAACAGTTTTGAATTTTATGAAAATATCTTTGTCCAAAACCATTGTTGCCGGATTTCTCGGCCCGTTTCCGGCTGAGTTGTCTAGATCAGATAATCCGGGAAGCCAGTGAGTACCATTATAGGTCAAATACGAAGCATTATTATTAACACTATCCCAATGCATCAAAGCTTCGGCAGTAACAACGAAATCAACCCATCCAGGCAGTATGAGATAATCCTGATAAGTAGCTCTTAAATCGTTCGTGTTATTGAACACCCCTTTCCAATAGGCAAAGAATCTCATCACATTGGTTTTAGTTGTATTTGTAATGCTTTTCTTTTTAGGGCTTCTAAGCTCATAAGCAATATTAACCGTTGCGAAATCTGGATAACTTTGATCACCTAAACCAACAGCTGTACCATTTTCAGCGGTTGAATCTAAGAATATATGATTCTGGTTGGCTCCATCCATTGCATAATTTTCAAGACCTTTTTTCAATCTGAAAGTATATAGTCCAAAGAATTTGCCTCGGTTGTTGAGGGTTATCGGAAAGCCCTGTAAACTAAACTTAGAATCTCCGTAAAATGCAAATTCGTTAAATGGTGTATTTAGATTATCATTTCCTAAAATCTTAAATTGATTATACGGAAAAGGGCGGCTCCGGATTACCTGCTCCCAAAGTTTACCCGCTGCTACATCTCTGGTATGCGTTAAGTCAGTAGTAAACGCTTTACAGTGGATACCCTTAACGGCTGGTAAACTTCCAAATTTGATATACAAATCCGCTCCTTTCTCATTCATGAAATCAAATGAGTAACCTTTTTTTATTAATCCTGCTGTGCTTTGCCCCTGTATAGCCACTTTTGTTTTAAGTCGGTGAAGTAATCTATTTGAGCCGTCATAAAACTCTAAAAAACCTTCTTGTGGTGTTCTCGTTGGGCTGCTATCTGTTGGCATATCTCCAACATAATTAACAGTTAAATAGTTAATTTCAGGATATACGATTGATGTTAAATAGGTAGCTACATTTTCTTTGACTTCTGCTGTGGTCTCGAACGAATCAGCGATAACACGTTTAACTCTTAATGTACCGTCTTTATCTAAATCCGATAGTATTTTACCATTGGCGGAAATTATCTGAAAGAAATCCGGGGTATTCAGTGATATTACTGCATCTGAAATTTTAGGAAGTCTGGCAACAGCTTCAGTTGGGATTGATTCATCCCGGTAATTAGAAAAGAAATTACCCTCAGCATCCCATGTGGCTAATATTCTTCCATCACCATCAGTTATTTCATATAAATTTTGTCCATCTACTTTTTTACCTGAAGCTTTTAAGATAAGCTTCCAAGCTGTTGAATTTGGAACATCTGGAATGTCTGTAGCAAGTGTATCTTTAATAGCTTCATATATCGACCAGTCATAGAATACCTGACGACCTTTTTCAAAAGCTTTAGCAGTCCAGGTCTCTATTTTGGAATTTAGCTTTTTACTAAATTCTTTCTTAGCTATTCCATTGGTAACAGATAAAGTAATTTCATTTTCTTCAAACTCCTTCGGAGTAATTGTCACCGGAGAATTATTTCCATTACTATCTTTTTCAATGAAGTTTGGATAAGTACCAGGCATTGCTATTTTCCAACGCTCATATTTTGTTGAATCCGGCACTGTATTTATTTCTGCAGTACCTGTGATTCCCATATTAACACTTGCTCTAAACTCGTCAGAAAGAATTATTTCCTGTTCTTTATTTTGAGAGTCCGTGAAATATAAGTTTTCACCGTCAGTTCTCATGGATAATTTACCCCGACTTACAGTAGCGGGCTCTTTAAAATTATTGGAATTATCCCTTAGCAGCTGGAGAGCATTGGCAATTCTTTCTCTTCGATTTCCTCCAATAGCGGTTTCCTTCCGGATCTGATCTATTACTTCATCTATAAAGTCCATATTATTCAAATGTTAAATCGAATGTTTCATCAAATATTCTGTTGCGGAATGCAGCATCATTAAATATTAGGTAAGGCTTTTTAGACTTCTTGACCTGCTTAAATGTTAATTCACATATACTGCTTTCCTGGTCTTCAGAAATTCGTCCGGTGATAAAGAGAGGATTGTATTTGGATCCGAAAATTTTACTGTAACCTTCACTGCAGTAAGGCTGAATTATTACAAAGCCTTCATTCAGATTATGATACATCCATTCTGAAACTTTCAAAGCTGTGCCAGGAAAACTTCCGCTTATCTCCTGAATAAAGCCTTTTACATCTGTATCTCCTTCAATGGTTGATAATCTCTTCTTTTGTGCAGGAGTCAGATACAGAAAGTATTTTGATGCACCGTCTTTAAATACAATATTTTCAGTGGCCTGAAGACCCAGTAGATCTGTCTCAGGCATTCTCTCAATGTCTGAAGCATACGCCAGAATCAATTCTTTCTGAACTGATTGCGGTAAAGCTGTATCTGTATGCTGTTTGTGCAGACTAAATTTCAAGACTCAATTTTTGCCAAATGTATTTAGCAAAGGATCCGGAAACAGCAAGGCGAAAAATTATAGAAAGTTTTTTGGGAAGGGTAGGTTCTTATGTAGGCCGGAGCAGCAACCATTTCGATCCTGAGAATAGTATAACTCCTTCAGCTGAGATTCTGAGAATGAATATTCCAATAGATCATATTCATCTATAATAGCCCGGATCGCCTCCATTAAAATGCCATAGGATTTCCCGTCATCCTTCCGGGCTTTTTGATACCCTTTTACAAAAGTAAAAAATGATATAGTAAATAAATGAGAAAGAAATTTATAGAATTTGTCCAGCTCTTCAAAGGTTAGATCCACTCGAAATTCAACAGAATTTTGATACTCCAGAAGATCAATAGAAAAAGCATTCTGTGGTCCGATTTTTTTTGAATAGATTACCATCTGGTAATTCTTTATTTTATAGCTGGGCTTAATGTTTCTGCGAAGGAACATCCCAATAATCGAATTTTTTTCAATCTTGATATTGGTGAATTGTTCTGTATTCTGAATAACGGAGACACCGTCCATTTCCTTAATGAGGAAAGGGACTAAGTAGCCATGAACATAAACTGGTAATATTTGGATCATAGGTGCTGGATAGTTTGTATTTGGAACTCTACTTCGGTTATTTCATCATTGGATTTTACCATGCTTTTCAACTTCCCATTACTAAAAACATCATTCTGATATAGAACCAGAATTCTACCAGTATCTGCATATAATAATACAGCACCGGCTTTTTTAATTTCTGAAAGCTGAGAATCATTTATATAGGAAGGAAATGAAAAGTTAAACTGATTTTCGAAGTATGGACCAGCTGTCGAGTCTTTTTCTTCAGTTAAAAATTTTGCAGTTCCTATTGTATGAGAATACTCCGGAAGATCTGTGGCAAGATTTAAGATATCGGCACGTTTAGCATTAGCCTGGATAATTTTAGCCGGGACAATTTTGAAAAATTCGATATCTAAAAACTCGTATTTCATAGAAAATGTTTCAATTACTATACACAAAAGTACAGAAAATATTTACAAAACTGTAAGGCTCAAAAGTAAAAAAGGTGTGATTTTTTGTGTAAGATTGTAAGGTATATTTAACTTACTGATTATCAGTTTTATTTGTAGAATTACTAGTCTGTAATAGCTGTTTTTTATGTTTTTAAATTTTTGTAAGGTTGTTTTTCCTTACATTTTTTTTGTAAGGATATTCTAAGTCTTACAAAAAAGAATAAATACTGTAATGTCTTACAAATAAACCTTTCGGATATTTCATTACAATCTTACAATTTATTTAAAGTTTTTATAGAGGGTTGCAAGGGAGGTTAAAAGCACCGCCCACCGCCTATTTTTCTTTAGAAAATTGCATGAAAAAAGCCCGGTGACGAATCACCAGGCATCTCAATAGATAGATAGTTTAAATTACTTTGTTTTCTCCACTACTTTTTCACCTATGAAAACATAGTTGTGACGTGGAGGATAGAGAATGTCTACTCTGTCTTCATATTCTTTCTCATAATCGTCGAGATTGTTATAATTCTCCGGAACATCTTTATAGACCCGAAGAACCTGCTCCTGGCTAAGCTTGCCAGCTTCATATATAAATCCCACTTTCTTTGCTGCAATATACTGAATTATGACAGTTTCATAATTCTTCCGGATCCGGATGCCAATTACATCGACATTAACCAGGCAGCATTGAAAGCTCATGGCCCCAATCTCGTCACGGAGTATCTTAATATCTAATGGTTGCTTAATCATAAGGGTTATCATTTTCTTTTTCAAAAAGCGTCATTCCTTCAGGTACTTCTGACGTATCTAAAGGAGCTTTTATATAAATACATTCTATTGATTTCTGAGCATCTTTATCCCATTTAATTACTCGGCCGTCCTTACCTTGTACTTCTTTTGGATTAAATATGTAACCTTTCAGCTCACAGTATTGGGTTAACCTGGTCTTAAATAAATTCACTGAAACACCAGAAAGATATTTACTGGAAGCATGCATATTTTCAATAGCTTCTTTTTTTACCACCATTGTATTCATTCTTTCCCTGGAGAAGAATTCATCAGCCCAATCCATAAATGCAGGCCCTATCTCAGCAATCAAATTACGTTTCTTAATACTTCCATAAGGAGCTTCCACTTTTTGCTTGCAACCAAGGAAAAACTGCAAGCATTGCATCATAAAGTTTATAAAGTAATTCCACTGCTCAGCATCCCAGCCGGTAAAGAAAAGCCTTCCAAAATCATCCGGAATCTCACGGGTTCCATAAGTATCATTTTTAATATGATACCAGTCTGAGAATGCTATAAACAGAATACGCCCTAATGTAGATGTGTCCAAGTTCACTGGAGCAAAGTTTGTTGTTATAGCGAACTTAGGTGACTCATGTGAAGGAATGATGAAAGGACTGACAGATTTAGGGTTGACGTGAAGATCTCCAGTGATATCGGTAAACAGATCATCAAACCTGAAGCTTTTATTAACGTCATCAAATAGAACATAATCCGTTTCTCTGGTGATACCATCATAGATGAATTCCGATTCTATAATTTTTTTCTTTCTACCGGGAATATACTTTGAATTCATAAACAACCGGAGTGCTCTATTTGTCAGCAAGGATTTTCCGGATCTACCGTGTGACTGATTATCATCTACCACTTCATTGTCCATCGCATACAAACACCAGGATTTTGAATCATCTTTATATCGATGCAGCATGTATCCAATCGCATAAATTTTATTGATGAAGTGCAGCTCCTGTTCATAAATCTGATCTTCAGTTAACTTTTTACTATTTATAATAAACTTATGAGTATTTAAATATTCATCCCACTCATGAGGCTTCAGGTCGTTTAATTCAGATTTCCAGTGGACACGGCTTGCACTGATTAAATAGTTCATAAAATCGCAATCTTTTTTCTGGATATCCAAAATCCAGTTCCCGTCTTCTCCTTTATCGATATGGAAAAATTTTTCCAGGACTTTTACTTTAGAAGAATCCAAATCTACTTTTGATTTTTCCTTAATGATGTTATTCAGGATATCCTCTTCCATAACATAACGGCTATAACCTTTAGTGATCTCTTCAATCTTATCTTTAGTTACATGCCAGATGAATTTATCAAAGAAAAAATACTGGCTGTTTGGTGTAAAGTCTATTAAATCAAAATCTTTAGATTCCAGGTTTACCAGCTTTTTATCGGATACTGCTTCAGATCCAATAAGCATATTAAGTAGTTCATCTGGAAAAAGCTTAAGTCCATGTTCTTTTTGTTTCTTGTCCAGAAACTGATTGAAAAAATCTTTTATCTCCTGAGCAGTTGTCTTCCGGATAACATGTTTTTCTTGCTTAATAAAGTAGTAGCCATCCTTATGGTATTCATCTTTTACTCTGGCAAAGCCATTTAACTTCAGGAAATTAAAAGCATTCTTATAATTGATGATATAAGTAACATCACCAGTAGGCTTTCCATCCCGATTAATACGCTGTTTCTTATACCAAAATTTGGCAGGCCTAGCAAGCTCAATGAATCTCTTTATTTTAATCTTCATTTCCTTCTGATCCTTGTCATCATAGGAAGTCAAAGATTTAATATAGTCTGTGAAGTCCTTCAGGGGATTCCCCCGGAAATCTTTTTTCTTTGTTAGAGAATCCGGAAGCCAGGCAGTTTTTACATCTAAATGATTTAATGCAAGTTTTTGCCCGGCATCATAACCTGTTGGATCCAGATCCGGGACATTAATAACTTCATTAGAATACTTGAATAGCAATCCAATTTGTGATTCAGTTACTTCTGCAGTCTCGGAATTAAACCAAACAACAGTTTCTCCGGTAGAAGCCATATTAATACTATCCCGGTCTCCAGAACAGATAACCACTCGTTCTAGTTTCTTCATTTTTAACAATGTCCCATCTTCTGCAGTATTACTCTCATCAGTTTCCTGAATTTTATTGTATGTCGATTTTAACTGATCTAAACCGAATATATACTGCTTAGGCTTTTTCCCCAGATAAGAGAACCGGTATTTTTTATCGTGTGATTTTGGTTGGTATATTTTAAGCCACATAGTCTCGGCTTTTTCAACTTCTACTTTATCCCCGACCTGATCTCCTTTTACCGATAATTTACTTTTCCCATCCGTGACAATAAATGCCAGGATAGGGTAGAGCTCTGACGATTCTACTGTATAAACCGTACACATTTCCTTCTGTTGCAGATCATCAGACTTTATCCAGGAATAAGACTTCAGAGAGTAAAGACCATATTTCCTGCAGAGTTCCGGAGTAACCAAAGGACCAAGGATCTCCAGTTCATAATCAGTAAAATCCTTAGTCTCATAACAGAACCCCTGATCGTTCAGCTCACCCTGGAACTGATAGAACTTACATGAGGTGATATTCTTTACTGCAGTATTTTTATCATCTACTAATCCCAATTCTCTACCCAGGTCCAGTAACGATTCAAAATAAGTCTTTCCTGTATAGTGTGAATAAATATGAATTGCATGGCGGGATTTTTCAAAGAAACCTCCTACATCACCCCAGTCTCGCACGAAATAAATTCCGTCTTTCTTTGACATATTTGCAGACTCCGTTCCTTCTTTCCGGATTTTAAAGTGTTTGTTAGGATCTACACCATCAATGAACCTGGTAATGATATCCAGTCCTCCGTTGGTTGCTGCAAAAATTTGATCTTGATTAATTGGAAATGCCATGTTTAATTCACTTTATTAGTGGCTTTATTACAAAGCCAAATTCATTTATTAGGATTTTAACTTCTGCTATGTTGAGCAGTTCTTCGTCTAAGCTGCTGTAAATATTCTTCTGATATTTTGGAAATTTGGTAAGACCAAGTTTTTTCCGGAGCCGGTAGGCAGCACTGTACTTTCTTTTAAGAGCTTCCGGAGGAAGTTTAATTCTACTCATAGTCTTCTATTTCACCTTCATAATCCTCAGAATCAAAAGAGAAATTATCAATATCAATTAGCGTTACTCCTCGAGTACCATCGATAGGAATATAACATTCAAAGAGGTTATCAATCTTTTCCATTATTCCTTCTACGTTCCATTCCTGAGAAAGATAAAAACACTTTATAGCCATTTTTTTTAATGCTTCCAATCTAAGATTCCCTTCCTCATCATAGTCCCAGGAATAAAATTCTAAAAACACTTTTGCATCGTCTTCAGTAAATTTACTTTCATCTACTATAAATACGCAGTTATAGAAAGCATCCCAAGTAATAGTATATTTTTTCATAATTAAGATTTGTTTATTTTATTTTTCTTCAGATAGTCGATACCCATAATTGCCAGGATGGTTATACAAGAAATAAAGGAAATCAATACAGCTGCTATAATGCCATATATAATTGGGCTAATTGTTTCCAAAGTCTGCAGGTTTTTCAATTACTTTAAACTCATATACCCATACCTTTGGGTTTTCATTCCATTGCCCTTCTTTTATATATACTTCCCAAAACGAACAAAAGCTAGCTTTTGCTGCAGAGTGTATTTCTTTTCCATAATTCCATGTATACTCACTGAAAGAAAGAAAATCATCACCAGGTAAATGATTCGGAAAAATAAAATATGGATCTCCAAAGTCTACTACTTTTATTGGTTCTATCCCTTCAGCAATTACATCATCATCTGAAATATCAGAAAGCTTTTCCTCACGTACATTAATAACTTCAAGGAATATTCTGGCTGCTTCTTTAGGCATATGTATTGAGGGTATCCAAGGAAGAGGAGATTTTCCTGGTGTCCATGTATGTGATTTAACCCCTAATGAATCTAATTTTGAAAGAACCTTACTTAGCATTTTAAAATGCTTACTTACTGGAAACTCTATAAATGGAGTTTTTATTAAGCTTGGACTTGCTTTATAATCAAAAGCAAAAGCTGCATATCCTTCATTCCATGCTCCAATCCTTACTGTCTCTCTTACGTAAAGAATATTTCCAATTTCATATGCTGGCTTTCCTGATATATTTTGAACTCTTCTGGTTTGAGTTTTTATTCCATCTATTATTCCTGGAATAACCTCAGAATTACACAATATTGGTTTGTATTTATTTTGCATAATAAGGATGTTTTGCGATTTTAAAATGTTTGTGAGTTTGTTTATGCTTTGGTCTGGCTGACCAGTGTTCTGCATCTTCTCGAGACATAGGAGCCGTAATCGGCTCCCTTTTTTTTGTCTGGCGATTCGTGGCGGAAATAATGAACTTATCCATTACCAATGATTTTTAAGAATTGTTTTATTAGAGAACTTTAGAAATAATTTAAATATTAGTGTTTCATAATTCTTTTGATAATTTTATCATTTCGATTTCAGTTTTCTGCACATTGACAAGGGCATTAGTTATCTCGCATATAGATTTAGCCTGTGCCAAATATCCGGGATCTTCTTTCACCTTTTTTAAAGCGTCAAGAAGAGAACTCTTAATTGTAACATTTTCATCAGGAATGGCAACAAAGGATTGCTTTTCTATTGGTGATGGAGGAGTAAATGTCCCCTTCTCTTTCTCGTCACTTATTTTATCAATAAATTTCTCCTGAACTTCTTCCGGGTAAAATTGCAGTGTTCTGGTATCAGTTACAATGCAAATACAACCGGCAACTTCTTTATATTTTTTTATAGTTATATTTTGCTTCTCATAGTGTACAGTTTGACCTATGAAGCTATCTAATTGAATTTTTGTAGCGTTATCCATTTTTTTCGATTTTATTAATTTGACGTTTTAAAGCTCCCTTCAGCTGAATTATTTTCCTTAAGTCTTCAGGGAAGCGATGTAAAGAATTTTTAGACATAAGCTCTGCGTTACTAATGCATTCAAGGTTATCAATTCGGCAATCCAAAGAATCCCCATTTTTAAAAATGATATTATAACCTTTAGGTACTTTTCCATATTCCTCCTCCCACAACCATATGTGCTTATACACAAGTTTTCTTTTACCTGGTAGTTTGATTCTCCAATATGTTCTACCAGATGAATCTCTACACTTTGCTTCTTCCCAATCATTCTTGGCATTGTGAGGGATATGATTTTTTTGAAAAAAAGTATGTTTAGCTTTTTCATATACCTCTGGACTCATTTTTTTCCCTTTGTTAGGCGGAACACTTCCTTTCCTGAACATTCCTATTTTTTTACGCTCATCTCGAAGCTCCTGAGGAATAACCAATCCAAGCTGCCGAAGCCTAGTGTTGACTCCCGTATAGGATCTACCTATTAGATTTCCAAGAGCTTTTATGGGTAAGTCCAAATAATTCTCTTTGATAATAGCATCTTCCTCCAGAGTAAAAGTAGTTTTACTTTGCATGCCCTGAGAACGAAGCTTCTTTTTAGTCTCTTCAGGAATAACAATATTAAATTTCTTAAAAACTCTCCTAACAGTGTCCCTTGAGACGGAGCATTCGGCTGCAATTTGTCGCGTACTATGACTTAAGGCCATAGAAACAATTCGCTCTTTCTGAGCTTTAGTTACTACTATCTTACTCATTGTGTTCGATTTTTAAATTGTTTTGTTCTAAAAAAAACTTGAATTTTTCCTCCTCATCTTTTAAAGAATTTAACCAACGATACTTTCCTTCTCGCTTCTTTTTAAGAGAATTTGAGGCTCTGTAATTCTTAGATCTTTCAAGGATTTTTTTCTTGTTCCGTTTATAATAATCTTTACTATAACATTTTCGACAATCTTTATGACACTCAAAAGCACTGATATGAAGGGTTTGCTTACACCTTCCACATTGCCTGGTTGATAATTTAGAAGGACTTGAAGACATTATTTATAACCTTTTTCTTTTGCTCGTCATTTGGATGTACATACAGATTTAATGTAGTACTGATATTAGCATGACCTAACAAGACACTGACAGTCTTATAATCGGCATTGCTTTCGATACAGCGAGTCGCAAAACTGTGGCGCAGGCAATGGAACTTCACAAGAGGTAGCCCCAATTTTTCCATAAAAAGAAAATAATAAGATCTATAGGTTCTCGGCTCTGTTGGTTTTTCATCGTTGGTCAGTATGAAGAAATCATCGTTAACAATTTTTTTGAGCGGTTTTATCATATTAATCAGCGTTTTAGTCATCGGGATCTCCCGATTAGAACCCTTGGTCTTTGGAGTGTCAATCAGTACCTGGGTTTTTCTGGTCCCATTTTCAATAACATAGATCCTTTGGATCGTTCTTCTAACGTGAATTACGCCTTTTTCCAGGTCTATATCACTCCACTTCAGAGCACAGACTTCACCGATTCTCAGCCCGCTGCTTAGCGTAATTAAGATTCCTAGATTCCGGAAGGTGAGATGAGTCTTTACATAATCCATTGCCTTCTTATGATCAGTTATAGAGAGTACGTCTATTGTTGCCGACTTTCGGGCTGTAGGGTACTTTACCTCCCATTCGATGAACTCCATCATCCCTTTTTTAGCAGCAAACTTCATTATCATCTTCAGTACGATTAGGATGTCTTTAATGGACTTCTGCCCAAGTCCTTTTGCCAATTTGTCATGAACAAATTGCTGGACGTGATCTTCGGTTATTTCTTCGCAAAAGCCAAAGTAGGGTAATATGTGATTTTCTGCTAATAAGATATATGCAGAAAAAGTACTTTTCTTCACATAAAGTGCTTTGTCTTTAGCCCACAATGGGTAAACTTCTTCTAATTTCATAATTCTATTTTTAATAGTTTATTTCAGCAAGACTGGAAAAACCAACTGGATTATTAGATTTGTTAATAATATGATACACTTTGGAATATTGATTTTCCAATACATCACCATAGTAGACAGTGGCATTCATACCTCTTATCAAGAGGTTAAGAAGTAAAAAAGGCAAAGCTCTTTCAGACATTTCTACACAGGTGTAAAAATGATCCTCAGGATTGTACTGCCAAGGTAAGTATTGAGATGCTGTTTCCCACCATTTTGTTATTGTAAGGCCTCCCGTTCCGGAGCATACATCATATACGAGAGATGAACTCCTATTGTCGGTTATCCTTGCTAACAGATTTCCAACCGACATTGGTGTGAAGTCTTGTTTTTTATTTGTCCTGTCAGCATGTTCTTCTTGAAAATAACCATGAAACCAATCAAAAGATAAATCGTGATTAAATGCCTCTAGGAATTCATGAAAAATTATATCTCGTTCTTCTGATCTCAGTATTTCCATAATTTTCGCTGGAGCATTATAACTTTCGGTTATGTCTAATATTCTATTTATATCTGCCATAAAAAATTTTAAATATATTGTGACACAATTATTTTCGTTTTGTGTCTTAATTGTGCTAAGTACTTCTGAAGCTACCTGTATCACTTTGTTTGTGCTTGTTTTGAGAAATGTATATTGTTGTACCACAGTTTGAGCAATCAAAACTTTTCCGAAGATCTTCTTCATGTCCACACTTTGGACACTTTCTCCAGATCTCATGATTATGATCTCTAATCAGGTCTTCTACTGTTAATTTGGGGAGTAATCTAGATTTATACTCGTTAACCCAATTCCTAATTTTCGGATCCATATTCTATACTATTTATTGTTGATGCTGCACATGCGCTGCATAGATCTTCTTCAAACCAGTAACATGGTTCTCCAGTACGTTCAATACACTGTCTGCAATCCCATTCTGTACATCCACATACTCTACAAGATTTGGTGTTCATTCTTTGTTGATATAAAGAACCAGATAAAAGAAGATCGAGTTCTTTTAACTCCATAGGTGAGCATGAATTGAGATATTGCTCTGGAGTTATTTCTAAAATTAAGGCTCTTTGAATTTTTGGCATAAGATTAATTTTTAGTTCGTACAGTATCTATTATTTTGTATAGTGGTGATGAGTTTTTAATTTCCATGTAATCACAGGTTTCAATTAAAGCTTTATTAGCTTCAGCATTCAGGAGTAGCATTTCATCATGTGTCAAGAACCTATAACGCTCCATCATTTTGATTATCACACATAAATTAAAAAGATCAACATCTAATCTGAAAGAATGTATCCTACTTATAATTACTGACAGATCAGGCTTACAGACATCAGCCAGCATCAATATCCTTTTAACACTAATTATATTTAAACTCCTGTATACTATATAATTAATTATCATATTAGTTCTGGCCTTTGGGTCTTCAGGAACTCTTATTTCTATTTTTAATGGGAATTCAACCATATCTATTTATTAAAAGCCCCGTTGCCGGGGCGGGGTAGTAAATTGCTGACCCGCCTAGCAAATGCCAAGCATAACACCTATTCTGGCCAACTCTTGTTTTGATTTTATATTTCCTAATTTCTGATAAAGAATAGTCCTGAAGACATTGAAACTGCCTTCTGCTATTTCAAGCTCTTGACATATGGCAGTATTTTTCATATCTGTTGACATGAATTGAATAGCCTTAATATCTAATGGAGTTAATGAAAAACCATTGTAGACAATAGGTTTACATATAACACCTTCTCCAATGCATTTGCCCCGGTAGGCACAGTTGATATAATCCGGAGAAGCTAGGTCTCCTTCACTATAATCCGGAACAGTATTTAATCCTCCAAAACGACACCTTGCCAAGCATTCAACTTTCTTTTGTGTATCGTCGAAAAACCAGAGATCCAGTACATTTTTCAACTTCTCATCACTATCAATTATTTCCTGAAGAAAATGAGTGTCTTTTGTAGTTAGTTCTTTAAAGGGCATAACCTTGCCTCCTTTAATAGCCATAAGCTTACATGAGGGCTCATGGTAAAATATTTCCAAGCTGCCGTCACACATGCCAGGATAAGTTCTTTCTGCGTTCATAAAATATTTGATTTAAAATTTTGACTCTTCAGCGACCTCAAATAAAGCCCTGATTATTTTCATGTTGCCTGTTCTATCATATTTAGTCTGTCTGATATTTCCAGCACTAACTTCCTCATCATACAATTCTTTGTATTTTTTCTGAACAAGAGGAGTATACCTCTTTGGAAGATAATCGTCTATTGTTTTGAATTTAGATTCAATATCCAAATCAATTTTTCGAGGTTCTTTTTTTTGCATTATCTTAGCGTCATTAAATGTTACTAACTGTTAGCAAATGTAAAGAAAAACTATACAAATATGTATATAATTTCTATACAAAATTGTTATTTAAAACGCAACTGAATGAATATCAGTGAGAAAACTTTTAAGTATATCAACGATTTAGGAATATCCAATGCTGAATTTGGAAGATCAATTGGTGTTTCTAGGGCTGTCATTAACAATATTATTAATGGTCACAACAAAATGACCTTAGAAATTTTGCAAAAGATTCAGAAGGCTCACCCAAATATTGATATAAATAAATTTATAGATGATGATGTAACCGATTTTGTCTATGTTGAGAACGACACAAATAAAGCGGGAGAAGTGTATGACGAAGTCCTTAAAAAGGTACTTTCTGACATGTCTAAAATTGCTGATATAGCAGAAAAATATAAGACATTAAACACAAATAAGACACAATAA